TCCACGATTTCCAGAGGCCCCCGGCCCGTGCAAACGGTTGCCTCTGCCGCCCGCTCAATGGGCTCAAATCATGCACGCCGCACTGTCCGGTTGACTCCGAGTCAGGTTGCGATTGCCAAAAAGTTGGGTGTTCCGCTTGAGGAATACGCCAAGTATGTGAAGGAGTAGGAAATGTCTGACGCTTTGAACGTGCCGAAATTGAATCGCAGTGACCGCGAAACTCGTGATGACGCTGCGCGCCGTAAGCCGTGGGCTCCCCCTTCGCGACTTGACGCTCCGCCTGCACCTCCGGGCTATAAGCATCGGTGGATTCGAGCAGAAGCCGGTGGACAGGAAGACCGAATTAACATCGCTGGTAAGCTCCGAGAGGGCTACGAGCTTGTTCGTTCGGACGAATATCCTGAATTCACTGCTCCATCCGTTGAGGATGGCCGTCACGCTGGTGTTATCAGCGTGGGGGGACTTCTTCTGGCTAGAATCCCTGAAGAGTCCGTAGAAGAACGCAGGAATTACTATTCTTCCCGCACCCACGACCAGCTTAAGGCTGTCGATAACGACCTTTTGAAGTCAAATTCGCATTCATCGATGCGGATTGACCGACCGTCGCGGCAGACCAAGGTATCTTTTGGGGGGCCGAAAGGCTCCAATCAGTAACATTTTTGAGGAATAGACAATGGCAAATGTCGATAAAGCATTTGGTCTGCGTCCGCTGGGTAATCTTTCTGCGACTGGCGCTCAGAAGCAGTACGGTTATGAAATTGCGGACAACCAGTCCGGTGCCATCTATCAGGGTGACCTTGTCACCATTGTTGATGGCTACATCGTGAAGTTCCTGCCCGCTACTCACTCGGCGGCGCTGGGTGTTTTCAACGGTTGCAACTACATTGACCCGTCGTCGGGCAAGCCGACGTGGAAAAACTACTATCCGGGCAGCGTGAATATCACGTCGGGCAAAATCACTGCCGACGTTATGGATGACCCGAACCAGCTTTTCATCATTCAGGTGGATGGCGCGTTTACTCAGGCCAATATCGGCAAGAATGCTGATGTTATTGGCACCGGTGGTAGCACCACTACCGGCGTTTCCACAATGGAGCTTAATTCAAGCACCATCGCGGACACTGCGGCCCTCAATCTTAAGATTGTTGGCCTGTGGAATGTCCCGGGGAACGAGATTGGTACTAACGCAGTTGTCGTTGTGAAGATCAACGAGCACCTGTACGGTTCCACCGGCGTCAAGGCTGTGACCTAAGAGGTAATTACAAATGGCAATTTCACGCGCACAGCTTGTAAAAGAACTTGAGCCGGGTCTGAACGCCCTGTTCGGTCTTGAGTACAAGAACTACGAGAACGAACACACGGAAATCTACGACGTTGAGTCGTCCGACCGTGCGTTTGAAGAAGAAGTGATGGAAGCCGGCTTTGGCGAGGCTCCGGTGAAGAATGAAGGCGCTGGCGTAGCTTACGATCAGGCGCAGGAAGTCTACACCGCTCGTTATACGCACGAGACCATTGCTCTGGCATTCAGCCTGACCGAAGAAGCCGTCGAAGATAACCTCTACGACCGTCTTTCGGCTCGCTACACCAAGGCGCTGGCCCGTTCCATGGCTACCACCAAGCAGATCAAGGCCGCTTCCGTGCTGAACGGTGCTTTTGACACCTCTCTGGGTGGCGACGGCAAGCCTCTCTGCGCGACGGACCACCCGACCCTGTCGGGCCCGGACCTTCGCAATGAGTTGGAAACCTCTGCTGACCTTTCCGAGACCTCCCTTGAGCAGGCGCTCATTGATATCGCGGCGTTTACTGACGAACGCGGTCTCAAGATTGCGGTTCAGGGCCTGAAGCTCATCATTCCGAAGGAACTCCAGTTCACTGCGGATCGTATCCTGAAGTCCACACTTCGTGTTGGCACTGCGGATAACGACATCAACGCCATCCGCAACATGGGCATGATTCCTCAGGGTTACACGGTTAATCATTACCTGACTGACCCCGACGCGTGGTTCATCAAGACCGATGCGCCGAATGGAATGAAGATGTTCCAGCGTGTGGCGATCAAGACCGGCTTCGAAGGCGACTTCGACACGGGTAATGTTCGCTACAAGGCTCGTGAGCGCTACAGCTTTGGCTTCAGCGATCCGCGAGGCATCTTTGGGTCCCCCGGGGCCTAAAAACTCA